AAAAGCTAAGGGGGCAAAAATAGGTCGCCCGCAGACAACAACAGAGCAAATCCCGCAGATATTCTTCAGACATTATCCCGCTTTTAAATCAGGCAGTCTGAACCTGTCAGAGTTCGCAAGAGTGTGCGGGTTGAGTAGAAATACGGTTTATAAATATGTGAGACTTTTGGAAAATTGATATAAAATTAAGTCAGACATTTAACAGATATAATCAAAAATTATATTGTGTATAAAATGTCTGACTTATTATTTTACTAATTTATCGCAAATTCAATATTGCTTTTTCTCCATCAATATCTATTACAAACATAAGTGGAGCATTTTCGTTTGTCTCTACTTCACTATTAACGGAAAAAAACCATTTGCAAGTTAACGCTTCTGACAAAGGTTGAAATTCCGTTGAAACAGAAACCGTCCTCCATCCTGAAGAATATGAATCATCCGCATAAACACCATGTCCATCTGTAAGAATAAATCCATTATTATAGTCTAACGAATACCAATCTAGAGTATGTCCCCATTTTGCTTCTTTACCTATGTATTTAATTGAAAAATCAAATTTAATATATGTATCTGACTCAGAAAGCGTGTTTTGAAGTTGAGCTAATAATACGGTATCCAAGCTTTTGACGAATTCCCAATTGGTGATTGTAAACTCATATTCTCCAATAGTAAATGGTTCGTTTAAAAGTATCCTTATAGTTTCATCTGATGAACCATTATTTCCTGATTGAGTTTCATTGCCTCTGCCACAAGCACACAGAGACAGACACAATGCAAGTGCCAAGATTAGTGATAGAGTTTTTTTCATTGTTTTTACCTCCGTAAAATAAAAAAGTGTGTGCATCCGAAGTTACACACACCGAAAAATGCGGAACTTCGTTTTGCTACCACACAAAATTTATCACCATTCATTCAGAAATGACAATATAGAAGTCCGCACTTTTGCCGAAACAAAAATGCTACTCCTGAACAAATAATGATATAAAATTTTGTGTGGTGCTTTTATTATAACAATATAAACCTATATTTTCAAGTGTTTTATAAAATTCAACTTCACTCTTTTGTTTTTCTATGCTATAATATCACCAACAGACACAAGAAGGTGATATCATGGATATTCTTGATGAAGAAGAAAAACGAAAGAGAGGCAGACAAGATAACCAAAAGATGAAAGCATACTTGGTCATGCGTTTACTTCAGAAGGAAACGGATTTTGACCATCTGCTGACATCTGCAAAAATTGCTGAACTTCTGGATAGTTATGGCGTTTCCGCACAGGAGAAATCCATACAGCGAGACATCAAGGCTATCAATGCCACGCTCGAGCTTGAAAAAGCTATCCTGAATGGTGAAGAATACAACATAGACTATGCTGTTGAGGATGTTGAATATGATAAAGACATCAGAAGTATTCAATATCGAAGTGCTGACACCAAACACAGAGGATATTATTTTCAACGAGAAGAAGGATACTTTGAACTTATCAGACTGCTTCTGGAAAGTGTTTACGCATCGAAGTTTATCAATAAAACCGATGCCAATTATCTCAAAAAACTCATTTTAAAAGACGTAAGCAAGTTTGATATTGAAAAATTAGACCATATCACCCCAATTGTCAATAGAAATAAAACTAAAAACACACAGGTATTTGAGAATGTAAAAAAATTGAGCGATGCTATCACTGCAAGATGTAAGATTGAGTTTAACTACAACAATCATTACATTCCAGAAGGAACTGATAAACCCAAATTGACCTACGGCAGAAAAGGTCAGAAATACATTGTCAGTCCGTATCATTTGTTAATCAATGACGGTAATTACTATTTGATTTGTTATGATGAAAAGAATAAACGCAAATGGACATATCGTGTCGATAGGATGGAAAAAGTGAGCTTGCGCCAAGACGAAAAGCGGGCGGGCGCAGAACACTTTTATGATTTCAACGCAAACGAATATGCAAAAACCAACTTTTCCATGTTTGAAGGTGAAAACAAATTTATTACAGTTAAGTTTGTAAACACCTGCATGAATGCCGTTGTTGAAAAAATCGGTACAGATAAAATCAGATACCTGAACTTTGACAAAAGCCACTTCACAGTACATATGCGGACAGGTATAAATGATCAGTTCTATGGTTGGATTTGCACTTTTGGAAACAAAGCAAAGGTTATTGAACCTGAAGAACAAGTTGAGGCATTCAAAAATTATTTAAGAAAAATAACAACACAATATGAAGATATGTAAAAAAGCCTGCATCAAGCAGGCTTTTTTATTATTTGCGCATATTCATTTTGTATGTTCGCGTTTCTATGAACTTATCAAGAAGGTTTATATTGTTTACTTCTTCAGCAGTGTCACTAACCAACATATTGATATAATTCTGCGTTATTGCAAGGTTACTGTGTCCTAATATCTTCTGGAGTGCAACAACATTACCACCGTTCAGAATCCACTGTTTTGCAAATGTGTGTCTGTACCTGTGGATGCCTGTTGTTTCGATACCTCTGCTTTTATTGTATGTGTATAGTTGATGATAGCTTGTACTCTTGGTCAATTGTTCACCAAATACATTGCAGAACAAATAATCATCCGTTGTTTTATATTGCCTGTAAGTTAAATATTCTTTTAAAACATTTGCCATCGTCTGACTTATGGGAACAACAAGAGGTTTTCTGTTTTTCGTTACATTGACATTGACGATATTATTGAACAAATCAACATCCTTCACTTTGATATTGATTAGACTGCGTTGTCTGACTCCTGTTGAAAACAAAAAGTTTGTCTGCACCCAACACTGATATTCAGTAAATTTGCATTTCTTCAAATCTGGCTTCTGGAGCAGGACTTTCAGTTCGCTGTCTGAATAGGTATCAATAGTGTGTTTATCAACTTTTATCGCCTGCATTTTAAAATACGGAATATACCCTTCATTCATCCAAAAGTGAAAAGTGGTAATCAAATCACGCAGATAAGAATTTACACTGACATCATTTTCAATGGTACTGCAAAGATGAACAACATAGTCTTTGTATGTCTGTTCGGTGATTTCACTTAACAACATTTCACGGTTGAAGTATTTATAAAACTGCGTATAACTTTGCTTGTAATGGTTGATTGTGCCTTGTCGCAGATTCCTCTGTTTGCAATTAAGGATATACTTGTCACAACCTTGCTCAAAGGTGATAGAAACTTGACTAATCATTGATAATTTCTTCATAAAAACTTGACTCCAACTTGATATTATTTACATAAAAACATTAGACACATCATGACTTAAACTCGTCAAATGATGTGTCTAACTTTTTTATCAATGATTAAATTTGCAAATTACAAACAAACCTCTGAAAATGGCTTATTTGCTCATTGCTTCCTGAACTGCAACTGCGCAAGCAACTGTCATACCAACCATGGGGTTGTTACCTGCACCGATAAGTCCCATCATTTCTACGCATTTTGAATCAGCACACAAATGAACTTTTCAAAATGTAGCCTGAAAGTCTTGTTATGACTTGCTTTTTAACACCATTTAATTTAAAATTTCGTCCTGCTAAACACATCGTTTTGAGTTTTTCTTGATTACATTATAACGTGTTTATGTGTATTTGTAAGCGCTTTATTTTTGCTAAATTATATGAATGACAATATTTTGTGCTCTGTTGTTGTTTGAGATAATTTAAGTAGAAAGAAGTATGTATATATGAAAACGTCCGAAGAAACCATTGAAATCTTAAAAAAAGAAATAGAGTCCCTCAGCAGCATTGAAATGAAAGATTTAGTTATGTTCTATTATAAGATTAACCATCAACATTTCAATATCACGACTTCCGACAAGTTTAATGATTTCCTAGAATCATTTGATAAGAATCCATTTAAACCCAACGATGATAAAGTTTTTAAGAAACAGCTTACAGAAAGTCTGATAGCTTTTACTGATGACTATATGAGTTTGATAACTGCCGTTGAATTAATAAAATGTAAGTTCTCTGTACAAGAAGTTATCAATCATTATTATTCAAGCATGAATGCTTTTGATAACGATTTGTTTTAACAATACCATCTGCACACATCTTGATAGCACAAAATATCAATGATACAATGTTGCAACAACAAAAAGCTGACGATTTGAAAAATCGTCAGCTTTTTAAATTTATTAATTAATTTTTGAAAAATATAAAAATTCAAAATTTTTTACCGTATTTTATATTACATAGTTTTTATGTAATATTTTATTGAAAGAAGATGTTAAAATGTATCAAAATTATCTCAAATTAATTAACCAAAACCTCCACTCACTAACTATTGAACAATACCAACTACTCTCCGAAGTCTACCACCAACTTAACTATCATTGTAATTTCTTTATGTCCGAAGATACTTATACAAACTTTATTAATCTATTTTTAGAAACCCCTTGTAATAATAATCCTCTAACATATAAAACTTTAATAACTTTATTAATTACACAATACACACCTAAAGAAAATTATCTTCCTGTCCTCGAAACTATCAAAATGATACTTAACAACTATCCTTTAAAAACAATCATAAATACACTTTATCACGATTACAAACATTATTGAAACTAAAACCATATACACTCAGCCTCAGCCAGTTGTTCATTTTTTGAACAACTTTTTTATTTTTATTAAATTTGCTAACAATTTTATCTTCTCTATTGAATATAAATATGATTATTTTTATTATTATTTGTATTTAATATATCAACCTAATATATCTAAAAGTTAAACTAGCATGAATGTTTTTGACAACGATTTATTTAAATACTATTTCCGCCCGCTGTTATTGATAGCAAAAAATATCAATGATAAGTAATTTATAAATATAAAGAACTGACGATTTACAATAAATCGTCAGTTCTTTTGCAACTGTTAACTATTGTATATATAATAATGTTTATTTTTTGTTATAATATTTTTTTACTTCTTACAACTGTTAACTATTGTATATATAATAATAATGTTTATTTTTTTGTTATAATATTTTTTACTTCTTACAACTGTTAACTATTGTATATATATTAATACTTCTTTATATATTTTTTTAATTTATTATTATATTAAATTATTTTCTTCCAATATATTTCCAAAAATTCTTCAAAATTAATTTTTACACCTTTACTAACCATATTTTCAAACAAAATTTTTCCCTCAGACTCATCTGCCCCCTCTTCTTCTATTCTATCTCTTGCCCCAGTAGAATAGAAGCAATCATACACTTGCCACACCCTGTGCCCCGCAGATAATAAATCATAAAGTGTCATAAGATATACACAAGATTCCACATAAAAAATATCACTACCATAAAGCTGTCCGCCCTCAGCCTTAATAATCGCTTTTCTAAGCTCTGTCATCTTCTCACATACATCTTCTCTTCTAACACCGTCTTGTTCCATTGATAACCAGGTGTGATGTCCCAAAGACTTATCTCCAGAATCAAAATAAGCTCTCATATGAAGCTTTTTAATTGCCTCACGTATTTCATCTGAACATACATTACCAGGATCCAGAATCTGAAATATTAGCTTATAAATATCCTCCGTCTCCTCTATCCAACGTCCTGAGTTCAAAGATAATGTCATACGCGGCACAGAAGCATTTATATCTTTTACAAGAGTAAATCCATACTCATTTAAAACTTCTTTTCGTTTTTCTTTTTTTAGATTAGTCATAGAATTTGTAGCCCTGATACCTATACTAGAAACATACATACCATCATCCGACCAAGAGAAGTTAGGCTGAAAACGAATACGGAATTCAGGATAATCTTTATAATATCTTTCATTAATTTCATTTGACTTTAAAATATGAAATCTCAGACCAGGATAATTCTCATATAAACATAATGTGAGTTGTTTTTCAAATTCCGTCTTACTCAATTCCGTAGGTTTTATAAGTTTAACTCTAGAAGAAAAACGAACCTTAGATTTATCAATATCAGTATGTATATTCTTAATTCCTGACATAGAAAGTACTGTATTCTTAATTACATACATCTTAATATCATGAACTTCACAGTATTCCTTAATCTTATCTTCATTCTCTTTATAATACCTGTAAGACTTACTTTTATTATCCTTTTCATAATATGCGCCAAACTGATACTTATCACTTTCTACACTTATTAATCCAATTTCAATCATATACTTTATAGCTCTTGATACGCCCATCTCATTGCCCCAAATGTCAAGATAATCTTTACTTGTAACACTAATTGGCATAATGGTACAACCTGTCTTGTAACGCTTATGTTTTACTAAATCAATAAAAGCCAGAACTTTACTCAGTTTATTTTTAAGTTTTGTTTGTGCTCCTTTAGCTGAACTTTCTTTAATTTCAACCTTAGGAACGATATAACTATCTACCTTTTCAGGTTCCCAATCATATTTATTTACAGTAAAATCATAATTCCTTTTATCTTTAAGTCTACCGACAATTTCTTCTAATGTAATCACAAATATCTCTCCTATCTTTTACTGAAACAAATAAAATAAGCTAAATTAATTGAATAAAAAATAAACTGTCACCATTATATTTCTTCTTGAAAGGTACGACTATGAAAGATAAAAACAATTCAAACCTTATGTTATATAAAGTCCTAAGCAAACTTAACGCTGAACAATTCAAAGTTTTCTATAGTATCTTTATACACTACTGGGCGAACTATAAATTCTTCATAAGTAAACAGAACCTATTCAACCTTTTGTGCGAACTTAATCAACTTTGTTATGAGTTTGATGAAAGCTTCCCAGATCAATATGACAACTATGAAGAAATAAGATCCTTCTGCCGAGCCTATCCTTACTATTTTATAGATAAACTACCAATTGATATGATATCAAAATTATTTTCTGAATATATTGATAACAGAATTGATATACTAACAAAAACAGCACAAACATTGTATGAAGTTAATATATTCGCAGCTTATACATATGCTAACAAAACACTTGGTTTAAACGAACCAGTTGATATATTGGTTTCAGAGACACAAGACCATATAAAATATTTTTCATAACAATAACTAGAGCTTCAGTAAAATTTAGCTCTAGTTTTTTAAGAACTTATAAATCTATGATTTCTTAATTCAATTACTGTCTGTGTAACTGAACGCCCATTTTCAACTATATCATTAATTTTTTATCTCCACACTACTTGTTAATCATAGTTTAAAACAGTTCCTCACACTTGTCAATAGTATGATATTGACCACACTGCAGACGAACTAGTTTCCGACTTAGAAGAACATATAAAACAATATTCATAAATTTTATAGAGCTATAGCAGAAATGCCATAGCTCTATTTTTTATTTCAAATTAGTATTAAAACAAACCTTTGCAAACATTATATTAATTTTTACCAAAAGGGGCTCCTGAAACAAACAAAACACGACATAATATAAGTATCAAAACTAAGTAAAGTTTGTTTCAATACTGAAAGGAGCACCAAACATCAATGGTTTATGGTTATTGCAGAGTAAGTACTAAACATCAAAGAATAACACGTCAGATAACAAACATTACTGAGTTATATCCCAATGCAGTTATTATAAAAGAGTTCTACACTGGAACAACTCAGAACAGACCTAAGTGGGACAAGTTGATGAAACAGATAACTCCTGGTGATACTATAGTATTTGACAGTGTGTCAAGAATGTCACGTAACGCTGATGAAGGATTTAAAGATTACAAGATGTTATATGAACTTGGTGTTAATCTGATTTTCTTAAATGAAACACTTATTAATACATCTATCTTTGACTCTACTAAAAACAATTTATTAGAAATATCTGTTGAAACAGGTAACACAGCAGTTGATGATTATTTCAAGGGAAACATCACTCTTATCAACAACTTACTTATGGCATTGGCTGAAGAACAGATAAAGGCTGCTTTCAATCAAGCTGAAAAAGAAGTTACTGATCTTCATTCGCGTATTAGTCAAGGAATCAGGGAAGCAAAGAAGAACGGTGCACAGATAGGACTTACCAAAGGAACAACTTTAGTAACTGAAAAATCTATTGAATGTAAAGAGATAATAAAAAAGCATGCCATTGAGTTCGGTGGCACGCTTAGCGATACAGAAGTTATGACACTCTGTAAAATATCAAGAAATTCTTATTATAAATACAAAAAAGAATTAAAAGTTCAAATCGCTTAATGTTTTATAAGCTCTCTAAAAATGCAATTAAAAGTTTCTTTTGCTTTGGTGTGAGCTTAGAAAGTGCAACAGATAATTCGTCGTCTCCTTTTTCTACATTAAAGAATTCCTGAATTGTAATGTTCATAGCGTCACAGAGCAACTGTAAGTGCCCTACTGTAATGTCTGCCTGACCGAGCTCAACTCTACGCAAATGTGTCTGAGATACCCCAGCCCTTTCAGCTAAACCGTTTTGTGTGAGCCAACATCTATTTCTTAATTCAAGTAATCTTTCACCAACATTCATATTATGACCCCTCAGTTAGTCTTATAAAAATATTTTATCATAAAAGGACTGCATTTATTAGTTTTATAAAGTTGACAAACTAGTCTTATAGTGTTATAATACTTATAAATTAAATCAGTTACAGATTAAGTGATTTAAATTTATATTTAGGAGGAAATAAAAATGGGATTTTTAGAAAATTTTTTAAAGAAATTAGGGCCAAAACTTGCCACTCGCTATGGTGTAGTTAGTTCAGGTAAATATGCTGGATGTAGCTTTGCTATGGGTAATCCGCCAAAAGCTGCAGTTACTACCGCCTACAGTTTTTCGCAGATCATCTTTATAAAGAACGACGAGGAAGTGGCTCGTTTCAACATTGTAGATGATGTTATAGAAATTCAATATTCCGAAACTATTCAATTTTCAAGAACCGGAAAAGATGGTTTTAGATGTAAGCTGACCTTTGAAAATGGCGATTCTTGTGATGTTGATTTATTCCCAAATCAAGTCAAAGTACTATATAACAATTTAAAATTTATTATGCCTAAAGAAACCTTTGAGTTTTTCCAAAAAGAAATCGAGAAATTACCTCAAGCATAAACAAAAAATAATTTTTATTAACATTGCATACAAAGGAGAATATATGATGAGTTTTTACGGAGAATGGGAAACTTGGAAAGTTGTTTATCAGCCTGCAACACCTAGTCCTGGAGTACGAGGAGTTGCTTTTGTTGAAGCCGGTGACAGAGGTCATGCTATGCAGGTGTTTAGAGAGCAGTACGCAGGACAGTTTTTTACTGTTGAAAGCTGTGAAAAACTTATTAAATAATAGAAATAAATTCTATTAAATATTAATTGTGGAGGAAATGAAATGGAACATAAGTACACAGTAATGATGAACGGAAATGGACAGGGTGGCAGATTTCACGCAGAAGTAGAGATGACTATTTATGCTAAAAGTGAATTCGAAGCAATAAACGAAGCAAAAAGAAGACACCCTAATCTTCAAGTTTGTTATATTGAGCAGAAAAACTAAACAAAAAGCAGCGTCAGAAAAATGACGCTGCTTTTTTTCGTTATTATAGCCAACTAATAAACACAGATTTTGCATCTTTCATTGACTACTAACTGTAGGCACAGAACTTTACGGATATTAGATATCATTACTTAAAAATTCTTTAAGACTATCATTTTTAAAATCAAATACAATATCTTCGTTTCTCGGCCCCTTAAATTCTAATTTTGGATATGTAGATTTATAGTTTGAGTTCAAAAATCCATTTTCAAGTTCTTGAATAATAACAAACAATTCCTGATAATAGTCACCAATGGGTAACTCTTCTGCATAGGCAACTGTGGAAACGTAAAAGAGGAATTCTTCCATAGCTAACATTAGTTGACAAGTATTTTTCGGCACCAACAATTCATCTTTCAGCTCAGTCAAATCTCTGTAAGTAATACGTAAGACATTCTGTAGTACAGGTATTTTTGTTTCCTCTATATATCTGATAGTATCAGTTATACAACTCCATTCTTGTATAGCAATTTCAATTCTGTTTTCCATAGTAGAACTCTCCTAACATTTTTTATTATTATAACACATTATTCTTAAAATGTTTAGTCTTGATTTTTATAAAACTATCTTTTCATAGAAATATGTTGCTTACTATAAAACTTATCAAGAACATTAAATTTATCAACCTGTTTAGCCACGTCACTCACCAGAAGATTGATATAGTTCTGTGTTATGTCCAAGCTAGAATGTCCCAACAGACGAGACAGAGAGACCACATTACCACCATTCAATATCCACTGTTTAGCAAATGTGTGTCTATATCTGTGTATCCCTGTAGTCTCCACACCTCTCTTCTTGTTATACCAATATAACTTGTTATAGCAAGTGCTTTTAGCTAGCTGCTGACCATAGACATTACAGAAGAGATAGTCATTATCAGACTTATGATGTCTGTACTTAAGATACTCAACAAGAATATTAGTCATCGTCTGATTCAAAGGTACTATCAACGGCTTTCTGTTCTTTGTGACATTCACATACACAACTCTGTTATCAAAGTCAATATCTTTAACTTTGATATTGATAAGACTTCTTTCTCTGACGGCTGTCGAAAACAAAAAGTTAGTTATCACCCAACACTGATACTCATTAAAAGAGCATTTCTTGATATCAGGCTTCTTGAGTAACATCTTAAGCTCACTGTCATTATACGTCTCTATATTAGTTTTATCAACCTTAATAGCCCTCATTTTATATCTTGGAATATATCCCTCGTCCATAAGAAAGTGCATAGTAGTAATATAATCTCTAAGATAAGAATTGATACTAACATCGTTCTTAAGGGTTGCTTTCAGGTGAAGAACATATCGCTTATAAGCATCTTCATCAAATTCTTCTATCGGCGTATCTGGATTGAAGAATTTATAAAACTGAGTATAGCTCTGTCTGTAATGATTGATAGTCCCCTCTCTTAGATTTCTCTGCCGACAGTATTCAAGATACTTCTCACAACCCTCTTTAAAGGTAATAGAATTAGTCGCCTTCATCTTAAGTTTTTCCATTGTAAAAGACCTCCTTTTTCATACAAAAAATAGACACATCATTAGAGAAAACTCAAAAATGATGTGTCTAACTTTTTAAATGTTGATTTTTTAAAGCAGGGCTTTTACAAGTTGCCCAAAAGTATCAAGAAACCTTGATATTATTTTATTTGCTCATTGCTTCCTGAACTGCAACTGCGCAAGCAACTGTCATACCAACCATGGGGTTGTTACCTGCACCGATCAAGCCCATCATTTCAACGTGAGCCAGTATAGGTGCTTGAAACCCTAATAGAATAAGGAATTTGTCCCATCATTTCTATTAAATGACGCACACATCATAACATTTTTTTTAAAGTTTGTCAATAGTAAAAAACTTTTAATTTATCAATTTTAAAAAGAGAGTAGTCATTTCTGACTACTCCCTAAAATGTTAGTTTATCTTCTCTGCTAAATGAGAAACTTCTACTTTAATTTCGCTAATATCATGTTTAATAACTTCAAAACTATCAGCATATTTTGTAATAGTTTCTATTGCTTTAGCATTTACTAGTCTTGTTTCTGTAATTTCATTCATTAACTTATCTTCTCTTTGCTCACTCTTTTGGTATATCTTATAAATGAATATACCTAAAGCAATTACACAAGCAATAGGAAAACCTACTGAAGTAATTAATTCTACAAAAGCTTCCATTATACTACCTCCATTAATAGTTATTTAAATTTAATGTAACTGGTACAAAGAAAAAGCCGCTAAAAGACTTAGCAGCTCCACCAGTAGCTGCTAAATTAACTTTAAATGTTATACTATCTGTTTCATTTCCGCTTGCATCTTTAACTTTAGTCATACCAGAAGTACCAAAAGTAGCTACTGAGCCAGTAGAGCCAGAGCTGAAGCTGGTATTATAAGCACTTTTAACTTTTCCGCCGTGATTAAAAGTAATAGTACATACTTCTTCATTAACTAAGTTACCATCACCAGTATCACTACTTCTATATAAAAAATAGTTAAATCTAATCATATTACCAATTAAAGAAGCTGTAAGAGTTTCATTTGTGCCTGTAGTCCAGTTAGTGCCGCGCTCAAAAGTTACTGTTAATGGATATTCAGTAGTCATAGCTTTAACTAAACCACCTAAACTTAAACCTTGCATATAAACAGGTACATTAAAATTAAAATCTTCTTTACTCCAATCAAATACAGGGATAGCTTTATCTGTTACTTCTCTACTGGTTTTTTTACCTAACTCAAAAAAACCATGTAATAAATCAGAAATACCTACTTGAAAAGTATAAGCTTTTTGATAATTTAAGCCAGTAATTTCAATAGTTGCGCTATATTTATTATCTTTTAATGTAGGGTTTGTTGATATTTCTATCCAGTTACTATATTCAGTATCATCTTCAGCTTTATATCTATAACTTAAAGTAGCTTGATTATAAGTTAAATCTCCATCAAAGCTACCACTATAAGCATTACCATTAACAGTTAAAGTAGCAGTAACTGTACTGTTACCATCTGCATCTGTGATTACTTTCATATCTACTTTCTTTAGATTGCAAGTTAAATCTACATATTCTAATAAAGTAGCATCATTAATATAGTAAGCCGCGGCATTACCTCTGCTATCATGTAAATATAAACCAGCTACATTTTCTTCTATATTCTCTAACACTCCAGAAGAAGTATAAAGCTTATCATAACCACATATAGCTAAATAACTCTTTACTGTTGCACCTTTCTTTGTTTCTATATCAGTAAAGTTATAATATAAATCTGTATAACCTTTTATCCAAATTTTATCAGAAAATGTAAGTAACTGAGTTGCACCATCTGGAGTAATTGAGCCAGTAAAAGTAGGTGTTAAATCACCAGCTAAAGATACCTTTTTAGCGAGTTTATGATAATATTTAGTACCATCTGAAAGAGTAGTACGCACATAATAATAAACTGTTTCTTCTGTTTTCGTGCTAAGCTTTGCATAAATAGCTTCTTTCTGGTCATTTGTTAAGGTAAATGTTTTAGTACCAGAAGTGCCTGTAACTGTTTCATACGGAATTAAAACTGTTGAGCTATCCCAATAAACCCCTACATCAACAGTAACATTAGAGCTAGCTGGGTTGCTCCATTTACAAGAAGGCGCGCCCTCATCTGTAAAGTTACTAGCTGAAGTAATAGTAGCATAACGCGCTATTTTATCTAGAGTAACTGTTTTATTACCGCTAACAGTAGTACCAGCCATAGAAGTACCAGAAGGCGCAGATACTTTACCATATAAATAACAAGTACCAGAGCCATCAGAATTATGAGCTATAGTAACTGTAACTTTTTTTAATTCTATCCAGCTTGTACCAATAGAGCCTACATAGTTACCAGTATATTTATTACTTCCTACTGTGAGCGCGTAGCTCCATGTACCAGTAGTAGCTTCAGTAGCATTTATTTTTTTAGCCTGTAAAGAAGCAGTAACAGAAGAGTTATTAGCTTTTGTATCTCCAGCTTTTGCGCTCCAGACTATCTACACATCAAGCTTACCACTAGCTTTTAAATCTATTGTACCACTAGCCATTTAATCACCCTCCTATCCAGAAGCAACCAGTACGACCATTACCATAATCTTCAAATCTTGAATTAGTACCAATAATTAAGTAAGTTGTAGCATGTAAATCTTCAGCTTTAACACCTTCATTATTAGCTACTAATACTTCTTCATCATTTTTATAAACGGTCATACCATCTTCTGTTATTTGTGTTTTAATTTCTTTTCCCAACTTCTCAACTGTTAAACCTTCTTCATTAAAAGTAAATCCAGTAGAAGTAGTAACTTTATCTACTCCGTTTTCTATCTCCTATTGAATTTTAAGCTCGACCGCTTCAGAAGTCATTGTAGCTTCAACTTTCTTATTAATTGTTTCAAGCTCTGAGTTAATTCCATCTATACTATCCTGTGTATTAGCATCTATTCTATTAACACTTGCTTTAATTTCTTCTGTATCTAGTTGAAGTTGTGTTATAGCTTCTACTTTGTCTGAAACTTCAGAAGCTAATATAGTTACTTGTTTGTTTGCTTTATCGACCTTATCAAAAGTATGCGCGAGCGCTTCACCGAGAGAAGTAGGGTTATCTGCATCTTCCGCTTCACTCTCTGCATACTCCCATTCTGTTACCTCTGACAATGTACCATTATATGTAATAGTATCGTTAAATATATAAGAATAAACTTCTTTATCATCTTTAGTAATTAAAGAAATTTTATCTCCTACTTCAAGCAGATAATTTCCGCGCCAGTTGCAGATAAACTGATTAAGAGTAAAACCACCTACAACCGCCAGCGCGCTCTCTAATAAAGTAGCTCTATCTTCTCTTAAATCTAAGAAACCATTATTTCTTATATATTGAGTTGTGCCTATTTCTCCAGTAGTAACAGAAAGATTATCTCCTAATTCAGTAGCACTAACTAGAGTAGTTAGCTTTCTGTTGGTCTTACTTTCTAAGGTAATATAATCATCTTTTCTTATTGTTAAAGCTGCTTCTCCGCTAATATCTAATCTTCTAAAGACTAGTTTATTATTTTTATCTATATAATAAATAGTTTGTGTTATTTCTGCGGCCATGTTAAGAGCTTCTCTTATACTTTCTGACCCTGTAAAGTTTGCACCTTCCGCATACTCTAAGCCAAAAGCCTCATCTGATATATTTATGAGTAATACACCAGATACCCCTAAAAGCTCACTACAGGCGCTTACAAAGTCTTTAATAGTATATGGAGTAGTAAGAGGTAACTCCTCTACTTTATGCGCGAGCGCCTTATATAATCTATCGTAACAAGTAATAGATAATTCATTAGTATTTTCATCTCTATTAACTTCTGTAATATCCATATATGGAAAAGTAAAAATACTCTCTGTTGTGCCTGTGCTTCTGTTAATGAAATATGGATAAATTCTATTACTTGTATTTAAAACTAACTCTCTCTCTTTATCTAATACTTTAATATTAGCTTTATGAGATACACCAAAACCGAAAAATTTAGAGTTATCTCCTAATCTTTCTATGGTAAATTCCTTTAAATAATCGTCATGCCTAAAAGTATAGGCAGTAGAGCCATCTGTATTATATACATAGGCTCTACCTTCTACCGCGCGCGAGGGCGCTTTTAGGGCATTTAAAACATTAATATTACTTAACATTTATACCCTCCTTAAAGCTCTGTAAATTGAAGCATTAAAGCTTTATAACTTACTTTATCAGCTTGAATAGTGTAATACTCCACACTATTAGTAGGAATAATACAATTAACATTTTCTTCTAATGTATTAGTTTTAGGGTTTCTAAATGAGATAGAAACATTAAACTTATCTATATCAGCTTGTAATTTAGCCATAGCTTCATCATCTACTGGAATAATTCCCACTTCTATTACTCTTTTGGAGTTAATATAATCTACTACACTATTACCAGCCGCATTAGTCTGAATATTATATGTAGCAGTTTTATTGACCTTCAATTGATTAACATAACTTGAATAGTCATTATTACCGATTTTAAAATAGCTCATTGTTTCTACCTCCTTACACTAGTTGTAATTGTAATTTTCCTGTTTGCTTTGTTAAATCGTTTATAGTTTTTATGCTTGTTTGCGCGAATACTCTACCATCAACTTGTAATATTATAGGAGTATCACCGCCTATTTTATCTGCAAGAGCATTAGCTAAAATGTTTATCCATTCAGTATTATTTTCTAATGGCATAACTGCCTCTTTACCTTGCTCACCTATGACCGCTAAAGTAGCGCTATCTATAATACCACCCTTAGCTAACTTAGGTACAGAGAGCTTATTAATTTTTGAGATACTAACGCCGGGAATAGCATTAATAACAGAAATAGCTATATTAATAGCACTAATAAATCCGTTAATAATTTTAATAGCTGTGCTTAATACTCCGTTAATAGCTTTCTTAACTGTATTTGTAATAGCATTACCAATAGTAGCACCGACCTTAGAGAAAATGTTTTTAATACTATTCCAGATACCACTAAAGAAGCCTGTAATTTTACTAAATACATTTTTGACCGCATCAAACGCGCCTTGAAATTTATCTTTAAACCAAGTACCGACCTTAGAGAATACATTAGTTATACCTTGCCAGATACCCTTAAAGATATTTACAACCGCATCAAGTAAAGATTTAAATATCTGTGGTAAAGATTTAACTACACCAGCTACCACTTTAATTAAACCTACTATTAACTGTGGTACTAAAGATAATAAGCTTTCAATAAGTAAAGCTATTACTGTAGGTAAAGCACTTACTAAGCCTTGAATAATTTGTGGTATTGCTTCTACTAAACCTAAGATTAGAGAAATAGCACCCTCAATTAAAATAGGTAGGTTAGTTACTAAACCTTCTACAATACTGATAATAATATCTGGTAAAGCTTCAATAATAGGTTGAAGTATATCAGCTATATTCTCCAATAGTGTAGTAACCATTAAAATTACACCATCTATTAACTGTGGTATTAATTCTGGTAAAGCTGAAACAATCGTTTCTATAATTTGTGGTAAAGCTTCTACAATAGCAGAGAAACCTTGCACTATTCCATCTATGAGAGCTGGTAAAGCATCTACTATAGCCTGAATAGCAGTAGGAAGAGCTGTTATAATACCATTTAACAGAGAAGTAATAATAGATACTCCAACAGTAACTAGAGTAGGTAATAACTCTGTTATTTTTCCTATTACTCCTGTTAATAGTCCGCTTATACCTTCAGAGAGCTTTTCCGCGCCACCATCTACACCATTAATAACATCTTGTAAGCCTTCACTCAAAAGAGTAATATGTGGCATTAGTGCGCTAAGCGCATCAGCTAAACCGCCCTTGAATATTGATACAATAGGCTCTGCAGATTTACCTAATTGAGCCATAGTAGCATCAAGCTTAGCCTATGCCTCATTTGCATCTAGTACATCTTTAGCGGTTTTCTCAAAACTTGCGGCCGCGCCATCATATTCTGTAGAGAGAGTAGAAGCTATTAACTGCGCGCGCTCTTGCTCTGTGGCGCAAGCTGCTAACTTACCATTAAAATCTTCTACATTAATGCCACTCCATTCAAGCGCATCTGCTAAACTACCTTGTACTTCTCCGACCTTAGCAGTATGATTGACCGCCTCAGCTAAGCCTTCTAAGGGTAAGCTATTACCAAATTGAGCATATACACCTTGTAAAGAATAAGTTAAGCCTTGTAGCTCTGCTTCTTTCAAGCCTAATTTTCCTAGTTGTTGAGCTGCTTCTGTAGCCTGTCCGCTATCACCTAAAACCCTATACAAATCATTGTAAGTAGTAGCTGCACTCTCTGCGGATTTTCCAGAAGCTTCAAAAGATGAAGCCAGAAGAGCTTGGTCTTTTCTATATTCTCTTGTACTTTCTGCTACTGCGGTTAAAGCTGCGGCTCCTGTTGCCATAGCTGCGCCTGCGGTTTTTACTGCAGTACCTACTGCTTTTAAGCCTGTTTTAGCTGCGTTTCCGATAGCCTCCATGGCTTGCTTAAACTTACCAGAGCTTTTTTTACCTTCTTCACCGAGTTTCTCAATCTCTTCTTTAGCTTCTTTAATGTTTTTCTGCGCCTGTGCAGTTTGCGCAGATATAATTATTTTTAATTCTTCATTCATTAGTTACCCTTTGCACCTCCTTAAATTTTTGGTTATAAGAGTTTGCAAAATGTTTAAACCTTAAAACAGATAACTCAGCTTGTTTAGCTTGTTTCTTTTGTTTTATCTCTTCACTATCAAACAATGTAGGGTAAGCCTCACTAATTTCTGGCATGGTATTAGAAGAGCTATAAATTCTACTAACACTTCGACCGATTAAATCAGCTAACAAATAATCATAAGTGGCTTTTTCCTGTGCTTCTCGTTTCTTAATTCTGTTATAACTGTTTATAGAGCGCTGAAGCTCTGGAATAGTCATATTCCAAAAGTCAAACTCATTAATACCACAATCTAAAGCAACATCTAGCCATTGATAAATCACATCAGAATAAAACATAGGAGAAGAATTATCTTCTTCTCCCTTACTTAGTTTTTTTCAGTTTCTTCTATCTTATCTTCTTTAATAATTCCAGATACTTTATAAACTTCTACAATTACAGTAATAAAGTCAGTAACACTATTACCATCTGCTAAATAGCTATCAAAAATATCATAAGTTTTATCTAAAGTAATACTATGTTGGAATTGTTGCAGAGAAGAGTGTAAAATCTATACCATTTCTGTAGTAGTTGGTATTCTATCACCCTTACCAAAAATACCAAGAGGCGCGCACCCTAAAGCTTTTTCAAGTGCAATAATATTTCTAGTGTTTAATCTAAGCTTATAAGCTGAATTACCAGCTTCAAAATCGTAATACATCATTGTTAATTTCTCCTTTTATAAAAATTTAGTTGTGGAGAAGTGGAGAAAGAAACTTCTCCACAACTCCCATTAACGGGTTAAATTATGACCAAGTCATCTCTGAGTTAGGTTTAACTGAGAGAGTATATGTAAGAGCCGCATTTACTCCAGCTCCATCAAGTTTAACTGAGCATGAGCCAGAGAAAGTACATGAAGCTGAAGCCTCATTATCATTACCTTCTGGAATATCTACTTTCCAATAAACTACACCTTTAAGAGCCTGAATAGCTTTAAACTATGTAGGGTCATAAAGAAATTTAAATGCTAAGCTATCACCATAATTTTTAATACCATCTGTGTATCTGTGAGCTGCATCTGCTAAAGTTGTAATTTCAATAGCTTCTGTATCTCCACCTAATTCTGGGATTTCTTGAAGGTCAGTAAGCTCTGTATATGCTTCAGCGCTTTCTGTAGCCTTGTAAGAAAGTTTAATACCTTTACTAATAACTGCCATTATATAGCCTCCTATAATTAAAATTCCTCTGAAGCCAGAGCTTCATAGGTTAATATTTTTTGTATCATTGTACTGTTATTATCGTATAATTCACCGCTAGCTATTCTCTTGAAACCAAGAGCGCGCAATACTTTATCAACTTCGACCGCATACTTTTGTAAGTCTGCGATTTTATGACCCCATATTTTTACCTAGTATGTTATGCGACTATATCCAATAGTAGCTCCTAATATCTCTGTAACAGAGTAGTTATTAGTTTCCATATAAGATATACAGGGTACTTTTGCTTCACTTGTTAGCGCCATTTCGTAATAAGTAGGTAAAACAGTTTCAAGCGCGCTAACTAGTTGAGTATTAAAATCAACCATCTGTTATACCCTCCTGTAAAATTCTTAATATTGCTTCTTTGTTTTCGTTAAATGCTGGGCGCAAAAAAGGTTGCGGTTTCATACCGCTTGTACTGTGCCAGTTTCCCTCATCATCTTTATAATTCCATGGTACATCTAGCCTACCTCCATCTTCTGCAAATAAACCAGTACCATATTCTACATAGGGTGCATATTCAAGAGGAGTAAATACTACTCCTACTGTTTCTGTTTCGTTGCTTTCTATCCTACTAGTAATAGAGCGCCTTAATTCTCCGTTACCTTTTGGAGCTTTCTGTTTCGCGCTTCTTTCGACTAGCATACATGCCTTACTCAGCGCGCCCTCAACATTTTCCATATTAGCCATACTATCTAGACTATCTAATATTCCGTTTAAACCATTCATTTTAATATCACTCATAGATTTTTCATAAACACCTGTTTATATCTCCCTTGAGTATTTACATATAAGACTTTCAAGCGCTCATTTCCATAATTTATAACATAAGTGTCATCTACTTTAGCGTGTGTTAAGCCTACATATGTAGCATCTTTATATCTGATATTATCTTGAATACCCTGTGAAGTTGTATAGATAGCCATTTTTATCTGACCCTTAACTTCTGAGAGTTGTTTTTGACCGTATTCATCTTTATCTCCAAAAGTAGAGTAGTCATATTTTTTCATTTCTGTATTAATCAAAACTCACACCACCTTAATACGGCGCTTTCTGTTTAATACTGCTAATATTTCCGCTGGGTAACCATCTATATAAGCCTCAGAAGTACCGCTAAATCCTACACTAGCTAAACCTTCTGTATTAAGTCTATTGAGCTTGATAATTGCGATTTTCTGCGCCTGTAGCTCTAGCTCATAATCTACTTTTCTATTACAGTAAGCCTCTACTTCTGCTAAAGCTTGTTTAGCGCATAAGCCTATCTGAGCCTCTGTAAAATTGTCTGCGGCCTCACCTAGTAAAATTTTGATTTCTTCAATCATTAGTTATCCTCCTTTTACATATCTTTTAGGGAGTAAGAGAGAGTATCTCCCTTACTTACTCCCCTTTGGAAGATACTCTGAAATTAAACTGTAGCTTTTGCAATAAGCTTACAGATTTTTGTAGCATCTACAAGAGCTGCAATATAAGCAGTACGAAGATATACAGAATTTGTACGAGTATCTGCATCTCTGTCTTGCTCTACTTCAACATCTTTCTTAATGAAGAGTTTAACTGCTTCTACAGTCATAACATAAGCTTCATCTGTAAGAGCTTTAGTAGCAATAACAGGAATACCGCAAATAGTACCTACTTGTCCGTTATAGATTACTTCACCCATGCGAGCGCTCTTATAATCTTCATCTTTTCTTAATTCAGCTTTCCATTCATTAGGAATAACTACAAAAAGTTTGCTTTCATCTTCAAGGTTAAGAGCTGAGATACCATCTACGATAGCTTCATAACCAAAAGTAGCAAATTCACTTTTTTCTGTAGCTTTCTTAACTTCTGCAATAAAGTCTGCAGTCATTTTATTAACCATAACTTGGTTAGCACCTTTAAGCATGTTATCAACAATAGTATTGTCTTTCATGTAATCTTCATCTTGATAATCAAAAGCCTATTGTACAAGTTTTACTGTGTAGTCTTTACCTTCATATGAGATAGAGCCTCTGTTTGTGTTACCCTGACCAGCTACTAATTCTTCTGCAGTACCATCATATGTATAAACATTAATTGTTTTAGTCATACCAGCTTCAGAAGTAAGTGAGTTATCAACTGTCATAAGATTTCTAGTGTTAAGAGAAGTTGTAAGCAAATCCTTTGCTTTAGCTTCAATAATTTTGTTTTCAAATACTGTATTAGCCATTATTAATGACCCTCCTTAAATTAGTTAAATAGTTTGTTATATAGCTCTGGGTTAGAGCTTTTTAATTCTTGTATTTCTGCTAAGCTCATTTTCATAGCAGTTTCTTTAGTGATTTCTGTCTGTGTGCTTCCGTTACCTTTTGGAGCATTACCAGCTAATCTTTTTTCTACCTCTGCCTTTACCGCAGATTTAAAAAGCTTATCGAGTTTATCTATATTAGCCTATGAAGCTTCAATATCATCTGAAATATTGATAATGTCAGCAAATTCAGCTGATAAGCCGCGACTTGATAAAACAGATTTAAGCTCTGATTTATTTCTTTCAATCTGGAATTGAGCTAACTGCTCTTCAAGCTCAGCTATTCTGTTATCTTTTTCGGCTTTTTCTCTTTCGCTTCCGTCAAGCTTAGATAGACTTAACTCTTTTTCGTGTTTTCTTTGTTGCTTTCTAAGAGCTTCTGTAACTCTTTTGTCTGTTTCACTCTGTAAAAGAGCTAATACTTCTTCCTGTGAATAAGTTTTTACTGTTTCTTCTGTAGCTACTGCGCCTGTAGCTTCATTTTCACTAACATTAGTGTTAATTGTTGTATCTTCCATTTTAATACCTCCGTAAGTTTTAGCTTAATTGCTAACCCTTGTAAAATTTATTTAGTTGTTTCTTTACCGCCTAACCCCTATACAAAAGGCATATAAAAAAAGACTTAGTTTTCATTGAGTGAAAATTAAGTCTTTTCGTTTTACTTTTTATTAAATTAAATAATTTTTTTACCTTCTTTAAATGCTTGTTTAGCTTCATTAAGGCTCATAAAATTTCCACAATGTTGCCAGTCTGGATACGCCTCTTGAGTAACATCATTAGCCCAGTTACAAACGGGACAATCTTCAAAAGGCTCGGTAAAACTATGTTTTTTACACACTGGACATAGATGTGGAAAAACAACTTTATTTCCAATAATCATTTCAATTACTCCTCTATATAATATCTCTAAATCTAATCTTTCCAATATTCTTCTGGTGTCTTTTTGTCTGGTATAAAATATGTTGAAATGGTGTTTCTATCACTTAATATAGCAAAATAACCAGTAGTTTTTTCAAATTTGAAAAGCCACCCCTATTTACTAATAAAGCCATCTACATTTGCTCCGTCAATATCTTTTTTTATAAAATCCGAAGCTTCTTTTTCATATTTTTCCCACGCTTTATTACCAACTAATCCTGTAATCTTTTCAGCATGGCTCTAATGCCTTTCTGTATGCTAATAAAATTCAAGCTCACCGTGTTTTTTTAATTCATCTACTTTTTCCTATGCTTTCTGCTATACCTCAGTTAGTGTGATTCTAACATCTTTTTTCTTTGTTGTCAATGGCTTATTAACTCTTAATGGATTTACCTAATCAGCCGGTACGAGCTAATTTCTATCATCTCTAACTACTAACTGATTATCCGGCTCTACCACCGGAATAATAGTACATCTGCATCTGGGATGAGCTGGTACTGGTATCTTCTCTGTAACCTTAAAGCGCTTTTCGTGAAGTTTTCCGCAAACATCACAGCGGCGCTCATCTTTATCTGCCCATACTTCTACCTCAGCCACTCCAGCATCTATATATCTATCGCGCGCCGCCTGTGTCTGTATATGAGCTATCTCTGTGCGCACCAAACTATCAGCCGCGCTATAACTTACCTAAAATCTCTCTTGAAGCAGATTTTTTAGCTCAGTAGTCTTTTTACCAGTAATAACACAATCCAGCAACTAATCATTTAACATCTGTTGTAGCTTATCTGTGTTAGTCCAAATGCGCTAACTCCAAGTTTTACCATCAGCACACCATATCTATTGCATTACTTGCTCAGCCGCCTTTTTATCTACTTCTGCAAACATAGCGCCGCCTTGTATAGCTAAATTATCATAAACATCTTTATATGCGTTAGTAAAGGTTTTACTGAGAGCTTCTATTTCTTTGTTTCCCAATAGCTCTAACTCTTTTTTTAGCTATCCTTGCATCTGCCAGTATTTATCAAGCTTATATAAATCGGCTGGTGTAGGCTCGCGCCCATCTTCCATAGTTTTTAAAAGCTTTTTATGTGTAGCTTCAAAGGAGCTGATAACATTATCCATAGCTTTCTTATAGTATTTAGCCATTTGTTTTTCAGCCTTTGCTACACCTTTATCATATAAAGCTTTCTGTGTTTTCAAGTTTCTTTCTGCCCAATAATCCACAGTTATTCAGCCTCCTATATATAAGTAAAAATTATCTATAGAGCTTTACACAGTTTTGCCCCAAATTTCAAAAATTTTTTAAATTTCTTCTTCTTCGGTTTCTTCTACTGGAGCATTGAAGCCATATAGCTCCATGTTTGCGCTCTTCTGCGCCTGTACCGCTTCAAGCTCTGCATTAATATCACTAATAAAAGGTAACTGACCTAAAAGAGTAGCATCTGATACAGTACCCTTTAAGCTATTAACTACATTAATGACCGCTGTTAAATCTTCTGGAATATTGCGTTTAAAGTCTATTTCTATTTCTCTATAAACTTCTTCTCCAAGTTTAAGAGTTGCAATACCACAAATAATCTCTACTCTGCGCTGAAGTGCTTTCTTCATCTCTGCGCAAATCTTAGCTGCTCTAGTTTCCATGCCTGTAAGTCTATATCTGATAGCAATACCAGAAGATACTCCACCTACAAAAGTTTCAGAGCTAAAATCTGGGCATTGTGCAATCCTGTAAATGCTATCATGTATTCTTTTCAGTATGTTTTCTACCTGTGCATCTGAAGCATTTTTAGTAAGCCAACCAGCTACCGCGCCTTCTGGTAAAACTAACACTCTATTTTCTTTCATACTTGCTACATCTTCTGCTTCTAAGTCACAACCAGATAAAACTAAATAAGCATCACAAAAAGCACTAAAGTCATCAATCTCTGCGCTAAGTAGCTCATTTACACTATCCTGTAAGCTCATAATACAATCAAAAATAGATTTTTCATCTGGTAAATTGAATACATTAGCTGGGCATTGAGCAAAATAATGCGGCTCTTCATCTTTGAAAGATAAATAGCCGTTAGTGCCTTGCATTGTATAATGTTTAATATCGTAGTCTGAATATACATCGACCGCATAAGTATCTGAGTTATCCCATTCATTAACCCTATACATTCTGACAAAGTATAGTAAATCCTCAGTTAAGCTATCATCATAAACCGCAAAGCATTGAGTAGGGTTAATAAGTCTGAAACGAGTGTGACCCTCTGCATCGTTATACATAAGCTCAGCCGCAGTACCATAGATAAGAGCATCAAATAAAAAGTCTGCATCTTCCGCTTGATAATCGTTATACTTCAAAATCTCCATAACATCAGTTATATCTTGCTCACTTCTGTAGCTGATATATGATGGAGTAGCTAAATATCCACAATAGCTATCCACAATATTCTTACAGTAGTTGATAACTGACTTGTTACAGGGTTTTGAAGGGTCAGAATAAGTTTTGTTTAAAATGGACTGAATACCATCATAATAATTTTTATATCTGTTTAGCTTTGGCTCTACATTAACTCTAAATCTGTTAATCATTTTCTGTAGTAGCTCTATAGTTAATTCTGTTTCTTTATTTATGTAAAACATTTAAAACCTCCTCAATAGTAACTTTAGCAACTGCGCCGCCCTGTATCATTAAAAATTTACCTTCATCTTCTGGAGTAATTTCTAAATCTAAACCGCCAGAGCTTTTAGCTTCTGTATTGCGCGGCATTTTATAATATCCAGTAGGCAAATAGAAACAAATGAGATTATTTATAATTTCATCTAATACATTTTCTACTTCTAAGCCCATTTCTTCTTTAAGGCTTTTTAATTGTATAGAGCCAAAATCAACTATTTTAGCTTTCTTCAAATAACCACTAAAGCGCGCTATATCTGCGCTTGTTGCTTTATGTACGGTTTCTGGCTCGTTAAATTCTCCACTATACCAGCCTTCACTATCAGCCGTAAAATTTACATAAGTATCACCTTTTTTGAAATAGTGCAAGCTGTCACCATCACCTTGAAAACCCATTACAAACATTCCAGCAAATTGAGCAAAATTAAATGTATAGTTAAATTTTGTTTCTTCATCAACAACTATCAAAGCCGCGCCCACATTTCTACCTTCAAAGCGCGATATATCAAACTTATCAAGCTCTAAGCCTAAATCTACTTCTACTGTTTCATTTTCTGGTATCTGTGTAAAGTCAAAGTCATAAGGACTTGTTGAAGGACAAACTAAACCATCAGCCGCGCCCCATACTTTTACCTTATTAGTAATATTAACGCGCTCTACTTCTGGCATATTAGGCTTAGTAGCTTTCCAGTTTAAGTAGCCTTCACTATCTACAGAAGGGATATAATAGCCTCCAGCGTTATTTTTATAAGGTAGTCTATATATACCGCCAGAAGGGAAGTAGAAATTAAGGAAATCACGAAGAAAAAACTCTGCAAATTCTTCTGATACAATTTCCATTCCTTCATCCATTTTTGTAAGAGTGCCGAAATCTACAATTTTTAAGTTATTAAATTTATAGCCTTTAAAAAAATTTAATTCTTCCTAACTAAGTAGCCTACCGCCTTCATCACTTACTGCATACCAGCCCTCAGTATTAACTTCAAAATCTATATAGGCTTCTCCGCCTTTTAAATAACCTATATCTGTAGTGCCATATTTTGTTGTAGCGCGCATAATCAAGGCTGTATTTCCTTTTGATTGTCCGAAAGTAATAAATATATTTACATTATCTTCTTCTGAATATAAGCCAAACATAGCGCCTACTTCTCTACCCTCAAATTGTGAAAAATCTAAAGTAGCTGGTAATACTCCACCTTCTAAAGCTTCTTCTCCATAAGGAATTAACGAGTAATCAAATTCTAAAGGATCAATAACTGGCTCTAAACCATCTGCGGCGCTCCATATCTTTATAGAGTGATAAATATTAAAGCCTTCTGCTTTTGGCATAGTAGGCTTTGAAGCTTCCCACTCTAAATTACCTTTATTATCAATTACTGGCTTATAAAAACCGCCTGTGCCGCCTGTCTGAGTTAAATCAACATTTCCAGAAGCGCCAGTTAAATTAACATTATTCTTTTTATTTATTAATTCAATCATTTTTTTAGCCTCCTCACATTAAGTAAATAGGCTTTTTAAAACATAGTGTGTTATCGTTATAATAAATACAGTACCAATAGCGCCCACTCAATCCAACAGTAGAAGAAGCTGGAATATTAAATTCCCATATCTCCCCATCATAATATCCAGTAGCCATAGTAATGTCTGTATTATCATCTGATAACATTAAACTACAACCTTCAGTAATAGGCGCGCCTTCATCATCTGTAATATTTGCGGTTATCGCAATATCTAAACCAGCTGTAGCTCTGATAGCGTCATATAAATACTCAATCATTTAATAACCTCCCCTATAAACTGACCAATAGATAAAAGGAAAATTGAAGCATACATATCAATTATCTTTATCAATGGCATAAATAACTAAAATAAATACATTTATTTTTTCCTCCTTATAAACCGAGTACAGATTTATCTAAAGTTTTTACTTTTTTATTTGTGTAAATATCTGAGTAAGCATATCTGCAAGCATCAATAGCATGAGAATATTCATGAGTAGTTTCTTCTGTGTATTCTCCTGTTTGCTTACTTTTCTTATAACTAAAGTTTTCAAGCTCCATAATAAAATTCTTGCATGAAGGGTGAATTACTAAATAAGTATCTTGTAGAAACATCAAACCAGCTTTAACACTATCTTTTCCTTTTGCGCAACCCTCTGCATTAATTCTCTGACTTCTAAAGTATTGAATACTTCTAGGCTCAGCCGCATCTACATAGACTTTAGTTTTACCTATTTGCATATTTCCAATAGCCTCAGCTAATTCAGATAACTGACAACCGCTTTTATAAAACTCTTCAAAAACATAGATTGTTTTATGCTCTTTATCATATAGTGTATTAATGATAGCGCTCTTGTCTATCCACCCTAAATCCATGCCTACTCTATGCTCGTAGCCTAGAGCGCTAAGCTCCATAGCATCAAAATCTTGTTTGCGCCAGTTGGTAATCACTAAGCCTTCAACATCTACTCCCCATTCTCCTAAGCCATAAACTCTATATTTAGCTGGGTTTCTTGTAGCCATTTCATCTAGAGCTTTTATGTATTCTTCATTTAAAAAAATATTATCACGATAAGTCGAGTGATGAAAAATACTATTTTCTGGAGGGTTTTTGACCGTAAAATCATATAGCCAGCTATTCTTACTAATGGGATTCCAAGAAAGTATAAGCTGTTGGTTAAACGCCTGTCCGCGCATACGAAGATTTAACTGCTCAACCTTTTCTCTCTCTACCTCATATGCTTCTTCTATCCATACAGTAGAAACATTATTAAGAGAAAGTAGCTTTTCTTCTGTATCTAAACCCATTAAAATAATCTGTGAGCCATTAGGAAAAGTAATACTCATATCCGTTTCTTTTATCTTTACATGACCTAATAACTACCATTTTGTTAATATTTCCTTGAATAAAGAGAAACAGGAGTTTCTGAGAGTAGTTGCATATCTGCGACAAACTAATATCTTAATAGGCTCTCTGCAACATCTTATTATTAACTTCTGCGCGATGGAGTAAGATTTACCAGAGCCAGCGCTTCCACAATAAAACTCCCATCTATGCGAGTAGTCCAGAAGCATAGGGTAAAATTTAGGTACAAATAACTCTTTTTTAATCGTTAGATTAATAGCCATTATCCCCACTACTCTGCCATAGCCAGAGCTATACCCTCAAATGTTTTACTTCTATCTCTTGCAGTATGAGTTACACCTAAATTTTTTCTAGTATTACCTTTGTTATCTTTACTTCCTCCACTGACCCATGAAGTAATATTTTCAGTAATAACTTCAGTAGGTTGAAGCTTTGGTAAGCCTTTAAGCCATAATCTAGTCTTTTTAGAATATGGGTGACCAAATTCATAGGGTTGAATTTGTTGTGTGTGTTTTGGCATTTCAAACACTTTTAACTATACAGGGTTTTCTACACAAATTTTATCGCAGTCAGCGTTAAGAATAGCCATAAAAAACTCTTTAGCTTCTAACCCTTTTTTATATCTTTCTTCATCTAATTGACCCTTTTTTGGATATAGTCGCGCAGCTCCAGCAACTGATAGATAAGTGCATGGAGGGTGACCAATAATTAAATCCCATTTCTAATTTAAAGTATGCGCGACCCCATCACAGGTAGTAAAACTACAATATCCGTTTAAAAGTGGTAATACATCAGCTTTAATATGCCATTCTGGATAACCTCCAGAAGCATCAATTACATCACAACTAAAAGCTATATGACCTTTATCTCTAAAAGCCTTGCATACTCTCTGGCTTTCTTCACATGCTACTAAAACATACATCTACATTTTCTCTTCCTCCGTTAAATTACATCAACATGCACAGAAGTACCCATATTCGGATAATTACCGCCAATATTACAGTAGGTATATCTCATATTAGGAAGAGTGCGCCAGTAGTCCATAACTTTTTTACGACCATATTCAGTAGTATGGTTAGCTACCCTAATATCACAGGCTTTTCCGCTTTTATGCCTTGAAGCTACTACACCACCGACCGCTTTATTATGTTTAGTGCATCTCATTCCAGAAGTAACAATAACTGACCCAAATCTATCTCTGACCTTCTGAATATTCTCCAAAAGGTGAATATCTAAATAAACTGGATAGCCTGTACAATGCGCGCCACCGCAATTACAACTAAACTCTTCAAGCTTAAAATTCTTTGTGTATTTCTTCACATTGTAGGCATTAACTAAAAGAATATCTGTGTTTTTACCATAAATTCCATCAACATCAGACTTTCTAACAAAGTATTTAGCCTATAAAGCTTTATAAGCTGCTTTAGTCTTTGCCCCTTCTATTCCATCTACTTTACCTGTATAAAAACCTAATAAACTTAGATATTTCTGTCTATTTTTAATTGATAACATTAGTTATCCTCCTTTACTCAATAATAATATTTATATCTGTACTTACTTCAGCTTCTACTCTCTGAGTTTGTAAGCTTAACTGCTTCTGGAGTAAGTCCAGAGCCTTTAACTGCGCGCTTGCTCCATAAACTTCATCATCTTTACTAGCAAAAGCAATATCAGAAAGTTTTAAGGCTATGCGCTCTGCAGTAATACATGCTTCCTCAAATGCTTCCTTCTGGAGCGCGTTTATATATTCCTTTACTTCTGGCTTTCTGAAAGTCTTACAGTACCGCTTTCTGGCATCTTCGATAGTGCAACCATAAACACTCTGGTACGCGCGCGAAGCATTACAACCATTAGCTATATACTCCTCACAAAATTTCTTTTCTTTCTTTGTCAGAGCCATTTCTACACCTCCCAAAAGTAAAAAGAAATAGGGCAGTTAAACCGCCCTATCTCTATCTTAATATAATTATTTTGTTTTGTCTTTTTTGATTTTTGCGCCAATGCCTTCTATTGCATTTTTGATAATTGTCAGTATATTAATAATAACTGATAATATAAATATGACCCCTATTAAACCTATAACAGTTAGAATTACAGTTAATCCTACACCGAAGAAAAAGTTAAATATAGCTTCTAATATCTATAAAACAATCATTTTTTAACCCTCCATAATTAATAGTGATAATCTATAATACCTTTAACTGCGCCAATCTTTTCTAAAAAGTCAAGTGATACTAAATAGCAGTCGCTAGCCTAGTCTGGATATGACAAATATCTATATCTACCATATTCTTTATAACAATTCTGGAGCTATTGAAAATCAAGCATATATATCTTCTATTCACTCTCAGACACTACACAATAGTATTTAGTGCCTTCGTTATACATGTTACCTTGTTTTTCTTGTTTTTTCTTGAAATAATATACTCTTTCTTCACATAACACATTCCTTGTATATGAGATACAAGCATCATTTTTAATCTCTAAATAGATAACCTCACCTGTAGCTTTTTCAGTAGCTTTAATATCTCCAATGTGATAATACTTTTCATCTTCTGCTACATCTTCAAAGATAAATTCATCTGTCATACTTCTAAATACTTCCAGAGCTATTAATTCACCTCTGCGACCCTTGCTTAAATCTCTTTTAAAATTTTGTACTAATGCCATTTTTTATTCCTCCTAAAATCTTTGTTTTTTTCTCTTTTTTACTCCAGTTTTTTCTGTGATAAGGCGCGATTATTACCGCGCCCCTCACATAAACAAAGAGGAATAAAAAAGAAATATTCTTAACAGAGCTTTTTCTCTCTGTCATTTATAAGTAGTTTTTACCAATAGATACTATACAAAAAAAATCAAAATCTAATTTTTTTTAAATTTTGCCACCAGCGCGCCCTCTAAGCCTTAAATCCAAGAGAGAAGTAAGTTTCTTAATTATCGCGCGACCGCGTTGTTTAGTGAGTTTTCTTGTATATTTGCTTTGCTTTTTGCTTATCTCTATTTACTTACACCTTCACCAGTTATAACTGCTGAAGCAGTTTTTTCATTTCTTAAAAGAAACTACGGTTTCACTCATTCAGCCCTTGTGAAACTACTGCATTTTTCCTCCCCATCTTTTATAACTGTATCCCCAGTTATGAGTTATAGATACTCTTCTGACATGCGCAGAGGGTAATTAAATTAATTAGTCTGCTTTTTACGAGTGTATTTACTGCGGCGGCTCACAACACCTTATTAACCCTTTCTGGCGGTTATCTGCTCTTCATTCCCTTTATTAACTTTTCTCAACTATAAGTAGAATTTCCATTAATCTACTCTACAAAAAAAGTTAAATTTTAAAAAAGTATAAATTTTATCTTTTCCTTTTTTGACATGCGGCCGCGCTCCAGAATTTCCTCACAAAGACTATCAAGCTCTTCAAGTGTAGCCTCTTCATTCATTACCTCAACAACTTTAGTAATAAAAGCTTTATCTTTTGCAATATCTTCTGCGACCATTTTTTTAATTAAATTTTTCATTTTAATTTCTCCCTTCTTTGAGTAAAATAAAGTCCTTTCTAAAAATAAGAGAGAATTAGGAATTTTTCTCTCTCATAGGTATATAAATTTTTGTTTTAACTGTTTTATCAGCTTTGCCCATTCTGAGAAAAAATTTTTTCACAGAGCTATCTAATAGCCTCACTCATTGTAATTTTGCGGACTTCCGCATATTCTACTAATTTCTGTTTCTCTTCTGGAGTTAATCTCACTTTCAGATTACACTCTCTTTTAATTTCCTTCATTTTAAAATCTCCTTTACTAATTTATAATTTGTCCCACTCCTCAGCTCAAAAAGAAAAAGAGAGCTATTCAGCTCTCTTAATCTAAAGAAAAGGAGTAAAATAAAAAATTTTGGCTTTTGAGAGAAGTTTTTTTCTTCCCTCACTATATAATGAAAATTTGTTTAAATACTTTATATACCTCTGTCCAAAAGTAGCAAAAAAATTTTTTGTTTGCGCCCTTCCGCTCTTTCTTCTGCTTTTGGCTATTACTTTACTTTTCGCGTTTCGTTAAGGGATTTAAAAAGCCCCGAAGGGGATTTTTAAATCCCGCATAGAGTTATAAAATAATTTGAGCGTAGCGAAAATTATTTTATAACGATAGCCCCCCTGACTTCCCCATATATATATAAAAATTTGTTGTAATACATTATAAAACTTTGACCAAAAATTTTTACTACGGTTAAAATTGTATAAAAATGGTGTAAAAGTGTATAAAACTAATGAAAACTACTGATTTTATACATTTTTCTCATGAAATATACAGGTTTGCGCGGATTTTATGCACGCGCGCGCAATTTTATACAGTTTCGCGCCAAAACCGACAAAATTTATTTATTATTTTTCCAAAAAAAAAAAAAAAAACGGGGGTTTTTTATTTAAGAAAAACAAAACCAAACACAAAAAAAAAGCAAAAAAAAAAAAAAAAAAAAAA